GTCAGCATAAGTCATAAATGAATGGGTAACATCAAGACGATATTCAAAAATAAACCCACGAGTAATATTAGCAATTGGAGAAGGACAAAATGAATTTTCATAGGAATTAGCGGCCGCACAACGATAACAATAATAGGTAAGAGAACTACACATTGTATAATAAACAAAACATTTGTGTTTAGTAGTATCATAAGATGGGTAGTTCTGATCAATTATATATGTATAATAAGGCAAATGTATAGGCGAAGGACAAATATCGACACAAGCAGTATCATTACATAGATTGTCGTGATGCAGAGCGGCAGAAGCAGTGTACGGATAAGTTGTTATACGCTTAGGAGCGAATAAAATAGGTGAATTAGCAACCAGTTCTTCAAAAGTCGAATAATAAACAAGTGGGGGAAAAGTATTAGGGTTCGGAACTGCTCTATCAAATTCAATCAACAATGTTGTTGCACCATCGTAAGAATATGAAGAACGCAATTTCATGTAGGTGGGCACAGGAACCGAACGAAGTAGAGCATAACGTGGCACAAATGCGTGTCCGAGTGATGAATTAATATAATAAACTCGGTCAAGATATCGATGGGTGTCACAAACTGGATAATAGTAATTAGTCAACTCGATAGGTGTAATATTATGATTTTGAAATATTACTGGATCGGTCCCATAACAAACATCAACAACAGTTGAAGGTATAAAAAACCAGGTTTCCAATTTCAAAGTTTTCCGTTGAATTTTACCACAATGAGACGGTAGTGTACAACCAGCAGGAAAGTACCTAGAAGTAGATATGTAAGAGAAACAATCCGGTCGAACGTGAAGAAGTGTATAAACAGCAGGCGGTAAAATTTTTTGACGTAAGTCAGAAAAACAATAAGTAGTCATTAGTTCACGATCATAATTTTCAAGAGTTGGTAAACGCCATCCAGTTTCACGATAATTAACACTAAAACCAGGATCGTACAAATCAAAAATTGATTCAGAAGAAACAAAAATTAAAAAATTTATAAAATTTAGAAATTTCATAGCAAAGTTTAAAAATTTAGAAAATTAAGTTGAGTTTTAAAATTTGTAGAGTTTTATGGATTAAGAATCATTTGGGAAGACATATCGATTTTCATCGATACGATCAGAAGGAAGAGAATAATAAAGTTTTTCAAAATTAGACGGAAATGCCAAATAATAAAGATTCTTGATCATTACAAAATATGATATTGTACTACAATAGCGTTCACGTACCGCTCGATCTAATAATACAACGGCAGCATCATTAGCGTATGATCGCACAGTATCACAATAAGAGATACGGTAGTATTGAACGTGATGTCGATTAACTAAATCAGTTCTGCCAAGTTTTATAGCCAATTTTAGTGGATCCGGTAACATGACCCATGTAAGAGGGGTGAGTGGAAGTAGGAATTTAGAACAAAAATAGATATCTTGGAAAAAGAAAAATTTTGCCTCAAGATTAAAGATACGTGAAAACCGATAAGTATCAATATCAAAGTCTTTACCCAATATAACAGAATCGTCTCCAGAGAATAGACCAAGTGGACAATCGGAAAGATCAAAAAAATATGCCAAAACAGCCATCAGATAGAAGGTGTTGAAAAGAAATGTACTCGGGTCTCCTGATTTCCTCTGGTAGTAGACAATTGTTTTAATACCAGTGTTCTTATCGACAACAGTTGTCATAATATGGGAATTATACCAAAGTTGAACCAGATGTTCAGGAACACCAAGACGACGCATCAGTTTACATTCAAAGAGAAGTGTAAGTTCACTCTGAGATTTATCATATTTACTCATATCAATCTCAAGAGATTTATACCCTATCAAAGAATAAGGAGGCACCCGAGACGACAGTTCAGTAGCGAAGGCTTCAGGAGATAAATCCGTGTACAACATGAATCGTGAATGAAGAGATTGCATGACTCGTGACTTTATCTCCTTAAATATAGGACAAAATATAGCGTTATAAGGTTTTTCTGAATATACAATGGTCTGAGGTGCTGGGTAGTTATCACCAGCGTCGGCTGCTAATGGTGGTTTGCACATACGTTTCAATGAGAATTCGAAAGTATTAAGCGGCATACTGTCAAGTGGATAATCTGCCTCAATACGATTAATAGTGTTAGGTTCTTGGGTAAATAACCAGTCGTTGATCTCGTCGGAAGACGTCATAATTGATTGAGAATTTAAAAATGAAAAGCGATCAATATCAAGATAAGTGTCGATAAATTTATCCAGCATCTTTGATGAAAGAGTTTCAACATCAACAGTTCCGACCAAGTCAGGAACATTTTTGTTCCTTTTTAACATGGCGTAGATAGATTCTCGAAAAGTAATATCTTTCAAAGAAGGCATATGGGTATGTAATGATGGTCTCATTGTATCAAAAGAGTGCTGCTGTATTGGTTTTTTTAGATGATTAAAACGCACATTATCAATATCGAAAGCTAAATCGTGGTGATGAAAAAGCCAACTATCATAAGACGTGTCAATAAGAGCAAGTTTTGGAAAATTAAGATCAACAACCATTTGAATACTACTCAGATCAACCTGAAAATGAGTATCACGATGTAATGGTGTTTCAGATTCAGTAACATCCGGTAATTCATCAGACACACGTATATAAGACTTTACCAAATTTGGAAAGTCGATCAGCGCATTACGATTTAAAAGATCGAAAACATTCGAATGAATAGCAGGAATACGTCCCTCACATTGATAGACCAACTTAATTCCGCGATCAACAATTAATTTGTAAAAAAGTTGATGGAAAGACATAATACGCACAACGTCGACCATGGCAGAAAAATAAATACATATAGTCGAATAAGAATCAAAATTATTCAAAATAGAAAGAAGGTATCGACGTAAATGTGCCAAAGTATATGTTAAAATTGATATAGGTAAATAAACTTTGAAATCTGAGTGATAACGGACAACTAACAATGATGTAATAGGTGCAAAACGCAGAAAATAAGTAGTCTGACCTTTGGTATATGTATTATATGACAACGTAGAGAAGGGCAACATGGACCGGTGACGAACTTGGGGCAAGTAACCACCAATACGTATACGAGGACGAACAGACTGTGGAGCTCTTACATTACGCAATTGATCAGGTGATGGGATACATGTCATTAAACGATATAAGGCATCGTTGGTCGTAGGCTTTTTCGTCCAATAATGAATTTGACTTGTATGTCGAGTCAAAGCAACCAGTGCATAAGGCACGCGAGTGTAAATTTCGTCATTGGGAAAAGGGGAAAGTCGTATAACAGTAATACATGGTGACTGATGTCCCTGAAAACCATGTACAGTTTCAACCAATGTTTTATTTTTAAATTCAGATATGGATAACACTTTCTTTGAAATACCATAGAACTTCGATAACTCTTCCTTCTCAGATTGTTTGTAACAAAGTATAACGCCCATCACTTCAATCTCAGAGAGAGAAGTAAATTGATGAACAAGACAAACAGACGGGTCAAAATTGGCAGAAAGCATGCCTTGTGAAATTCCATGTTTGCGATTATGTTCCAAGTAAAGATTATTCAAACGAGCAGCAATCTCAACAGGGCAACGATACGAAGTCGCGCGAATTTCGTTAATCGGAACCACTTTATCCATAGAGGGATACTTAAGTATCATGTCTGGAATTGCATTAACAAAGGGTATTTGAAGAAAATCACCATACATACACACACGAGTTGGTTTAGCAATCATGATGGCGAGTAATACCATACCAGGATGCACCATTAAACATTCATCCACCCACAAGGTGGATACAGTAAAGTTAGAGTTAAGCAAATAAGACATGAATGTACGAACTCTCTTTTCATCAAATTTCAATTTAGCATCCTTCATCCGACGTATTAAGTCATCTTTCGCTGTAGTAGTACAAACCAATATTAAGAAATTGGGATCATCTTGATGACGGGCTATTATTTCAGTAGTCTTCCCACATCCAGGTGCCGCTTGAATCAACTCCAGTTTGGTCGAAGAAAAATCGTATTTATTAACATCATATTTTTTTACCACTTCAAGTAACTCAATGTCCATTGAACGCGATGTATAGCGAGAAACAATACTATGATCAAAATTAAGATGATTCGCAAAAGGTTGAAATCCGGAAATTGTGTAGATCTTAATATAAGATTCCGTAGTAGGATATAAAAATTTACCATTTCGCTCAACGACATTGTAAGCGCTAGTGGACGCATTAAAAGTCTTCATCGAATTAGGATGACCAACGCTAGCTAGCACACGTTTGTGATTATTAGTTTCAGCAATTATTACCTGTTCAAGATAAGTACGAAATTCGTCATAAACAAGAGATGGAGCAATAAGCATGTTAGATGGTGTAGTATAAGCTCGACTATTTTGTACAGGAGGTTGGATATGTGTGGAAAGAGCAATAGGTGTTGAAGAAGCGCTGGCAATCGGTAACAAAGGTGTAGAAATAGAATGATAAATCGATCGTGGAGATTGAACAGAAGGCGTAAAATGAATCGAATTATCAGGTGTGAAATCATTAATTCCCAGGATAACAGCAATATCAGAAACAACGTGGGAATGATTTCCAAACGTAGCGTACAAAGCTGATATCAATTTGCGTGCAGTAGCGTCATCAAAATATTTTGTCCAATCAAAATGTGAAGGTGTCATAAAGGGCAATACATCATCATCAGCGTAAACTTCAAGGGCATTAGAAGTGCCAACTAATCTATTCAAGCGCAAAAGTTGTAAAAGGTTAGAGCTAGCTGACATATCAGATGTCACAGGCACAGTTGCAGATTCAGTTGTGATCGAAAGATCCTCAACTGCCAATTCATTATCTTCGAATGCCTCATAACAATCAAGCTCATCAATTTCAGATGATAACTTTTGTTTAGAAAAGAGGCTCATCACTCGAGATAATGATGGTGTTTGGGTCATAGGCGCACGAACATTAGTATACAATTTTTGACTACATTGATTTTTAGAAGACAAGATTGGTTTAACTGCTGAAGACTCGACAGTCGGTTGAGGCTTATCAAAGGTAACAGAAACATTGTTAATACAAGACATGGATGAAGATTTTTTAATAGGAAGAACAATTGGAATATCATTATCCGGTGGTGGAAGATAATCAGGATAAAGATTTTCGATATTCAAGTTGGGTGACAAGGCATCATCATAGTCAACATTATGATATGGATCTTCAGCGAAGTTAATAGCAGTAGAAATATTAGATGAACGATTTTGATAAAACTTCTTCATATATTCAACAATTGACGATGCTGCTTTTTGTGTACGTAATAAAGAATATTTTTGTGGATCTCGCTGATGAGCTATCCGACGTAACTTGCAATGATTGGCAGTAGTATAAGCTTTTTTCTCGACAACAGTTCGATAATCATCAAAATAAGAATCAATAAAAGCAGTAAATTCTTCAGTTGTACCAAACCTTTGATAAATTTCACATTCAAAATTAAGAAACTCAGTCATTTCAAAAGGAAGATCATCAGTATGTCTACCATTAAAACCAGTACAATAGCAATAAATTTCAGAGGATGTTGGACGTACTGCCAGTAGTGGAATCAGTTTGACAGTTTCAAAAAATTGTGAAAAATAAAAAAGTATAGACCTGACCGAAGGATGATGTAATTCAGCAAGTTTTATAAAAAGGGATCCATTAAGATGCAACACATGTGTAGCAACAAGGAATTGTGCGAACAAAAGATGAGTATAAAGTTCAGGTTCAATTCGACCTCGTTTTGTCATTCCGTCAGCGGTAACAAAGCTAAGACCATGATTGTCAGTAGCACACAGAATTGATGCAATAATATCAAATATACAGACTGTAGACAAAATGTTACCGTCAACATGGGGACCGGTCAATTGTACAAACGCATTATCACGGATTTTGT